ACCAAAATAAATGAATTTAGTAGAAAAAGCAATACTAGAATGGTCTTTTAGATGTGAAAAAGGATACCCTGACATGTCTAATGAGAAAGATATGGATCTATTTGAATCGTTATTTGGATTTAGATTAAATGAAGGAGTACTTAAATGGAATGACTTTAGTGATGCAAGTAGGAAATATAGCCGATTACAGGCAATAGATAATAAAATAGAAAACAAATCACCATTTCAATTTAAAGATGGAAGTCAAAGTGTATTAACATACGCTGATGATTCTTATGCTCCTTTATTCCATTCAATGGAAGTAGATGCAATTAAAAAGATTGGCGGCACTCGTATAAATCAGTTCCCTTTTTTTAAAGATCAAGACGGGAATGATGTTAGCTTTAGTGCATTAGAAAAGACGAGAGAATTTGGAGGCTCTGGAGGTAGTAAAGTTGCTACAACAGAAAGACAAGAGCATGGACTAATCGACGCTATAAATGCAGTACCAGGAGTTAAGACTTTAAAAGGTACAAACGGAGTAGAAATTAACGGAGTACAAGCTGCAACTAAGGTAGATGGGTTAAATGAGTTTGGTAGTGAACCTTATGCAGATGTTATTCTAAAAGTAAAAGGACAAGATATTAAAGTCTCAGCTAAGGGTAACGAAGCACCTACATTAGCGGGCGGAGGAGTTAAAGGAATGACCGCTATGGCTATAACTAACTCTGAAATTAGAGAATGGTTAACAGACTTCTATGAAGATGCTTACCAGTTCTATCAAGATAGAGTTGAAGCAAATAACTTAGAAGGAGTAAATTTAGCTGGTAATAAACTTATACCAGATGTATCTAGAAAAATACCAAAAGAACTGATAAAACCTATCATACAAGGTACAATACCAATGGGTGGACCTATAGAGTACTACTACAAGGGAGATATGGAAGTTAAGTTTGAAATAGAAGGTAACACGGTTAATTTCAAAAACGGAAAGTTTATACCTATTGATACTTTTATTGAGGAACACGGTAGTAGTCTTTATGCTCATATAAGAAAGAGAGATGGAGATTTTTTCTTTACAAACTCACAACAAGATATAAACGGTATAATACTACGTCGTATATTTACGAAAAAAGAAGGAAGTAACTCAACTCAATCTAGATTCGGAACCTTAGATAAGATTCGCGGGATTGAGATATAATTAATTAGTTATGTCGCAAGATATTAAAAACATAATAGCACAAGAGTATATCAAATGTGCTAAAGATCCAGCATACTTCATGAAGAAGTATTGCTATATTCAGCATCCTACCCGAGGTAGAATTCTTTTTAATCTCTACCCATTTCAGGAGAAAGTACTACATTTATTTAGAGATAATCAATTTCTTATTACTTTAAAGTCTAGACAGCTTGGTATATCAACCTTAGCAGCTGGCTACTCTTTATGGTTAATGATCTTTCATAAAGATAAGAACGTATTAGCCTTAGCAACTACACAGGCAACAGCTAGAAACCTGGTAACAAAGGTGCAATTTATGTACGAACAGTTACCTAAGTGGCTACGGTTACAAGCAGTAGAGAAGAATAAATTATCGTTGAGATTAAAAAACGGATCAAAAATTCAAGCTAAATCAAGTAACTCAGATGCTGCTCGTTCAGAGGCGGTATCTCTACTTTTAATAGATGAGGCCGCTTTTATCGATAACATTGAAGAAACCTTTACAGCTGCACAACAAACCCTAGCAACCGGAGGTCAATGTATGGCCTTATCAACTCCTAATGGTATTGGTAACTGGTTCCATTCTACGTATGCTAAAGCAGAAACAGCAGAAAATTCATTTATACCTATCAAACTACCTTGGACTGTCCACCCTGAAAGAAATCAAACCTGGAGAGATCAACAAGATAGAGACTTAGGTCCTCGAATGGCTGCACAAGAGTGTGATTGTGACTTCTTATCATCAGGTGAAACCGTATTTGAACCAGAAGATTTAATATTTTATGAAGAAACTTATCAGAAAGATCCAGCAGAAAAAAGAGGAGTTGACGGTAATTTATGGGTGTGGGAAAGTCCTGATTACTCAAAATCTTATATGGTTACAGCCGACGTATCTAGAGGCGACTCTACTGACTATTCTACGTTTCACGTAATGGATATAGAAAGTTGTGTGCAGGTAGCAGAATACAAAGGAAAGTTATCTCCAAAAGAATTTGGAAACGTTCTTGTAGGTATTGCTTCTGAGTATAACGATGCACTTTTAGTAGTAGAAAACGCAAATATAGGGTGGTCTACTATAGAACAGATACTAGAAAGAGAATATAAAAATATATATTATAGTTCAACTTCCAACATGGATACAGTTGAATCTTATATGTCTAAATACGAAAGAGAAAAACTTGTTCCCGGCTTTACAATGTCAATGAGAACCCGTCCTTTAGTGGTTGCTAAGATGACTGAGTATATTAGGGAAAAAGCAGTTACGGTACAATCTAAAAGATTATTGCACGAAATGCGAGTGTTTGTATGGAAGAACGGAAAAGCACAAGCTCAAACAAATTATAATGACGATTTAGTGATGGCCTTCGCAACCTCACTGTATGTAAGAGATACCGCATTAAGATTAAGACAACAAGGTCTTGACTTAGCTAGAGCACAGCTTTCCTCTTTTGGAAACCTTAATGCAAAAAACCAAGCTGTTATATCAACAGTTGGATCCCACCGAAATAATCCGTATCTTATAGACATGGGTGGCCAGCAGAAAGAAGATATCAGCTGGTTATTTTAAACGAATCTATTTATAACTAAAGACATTTTAATTAAATGGCAGATAAAGGCTTATTTAGTAGACTACAGCGACTCTTTGCTACAGACGTTATTATACGTAACGTTGGTGGTGATGAATTAAAAGTAGTTGATCCTAATCAAATACAGACAACTGGTAAATACCAGACCAACTCTCTTATAGATAGGTTTAGTAGATTATATATCTATAATAATAGAAATATATTCAATCCAAACTTAAACTTTCAAACTTTAAGAATTCAGCTATATTCTGATTATGAAGCGATGGATACAGATCCTATTTTAGCTTCTGCATTAGACATTATAGCCGACGAAGCAACAGTAAAAAATGACTTTGGTGAAGTTTTAGCTATTAGATCTTCTGACGAAAATATACAACGAGTATTATATAATTTATTTTACGATGTACTTAATATCGAATTTAACTTATGGTCATGGACTCGTAATATGGTTAAGTACGGAGACTTCTTTTTGAAGTTAGAAATTGCAGACGGATTAGGAGTATATAATATACTACCTTACACGGTTTACCATATCTCTAGACATGAAGGAGAAGAGCATGATAACCCAACAAAAGTAACTTTCCAAATTGACTTAGACGGTTTAGCAACTTCTCAAAGTCCTAACTATACTCCAAATACAAACAAGAAGGTAATTAAGTTAGACAACTACGAAGTAGCTCACTTCCGTTTAATATCAGATACTAATTACTTACCTTATGGCCGTTCTTATTTAGAACCAGCTCGTAAGATTTTCAAACAATTAACTTTAATGGAAGATGCGATGTTGATTCACCGTATCATGAGAGCTCCAGAGAAGAGAATGTTCTATATTAACGTAGGTCAAATACCACCAGCAGAAGTTGAACAGTTTATGCAAAAGACTATCAACACTATGAAAAAGACTCCTTACATGGGTCAAGATGGTCAATATAACTTACGATTTAACCTTCAGAATATGATGGAAGATTTCTACTTACCTGTAAGGGGAGGTGATACTTCTACTCGTATTGAGACTACAAAAGGATTAGAGTACGACGGTACAAATGACGTTGTTTACTTAAGAGATAAATTATTTGCTGCATTAAAGATACCTAAAGCTTATTTCGGATACGAAGGAGAATTGCAAGGTAAAGCAACCTTAGCAGCAGAAGATATTCGTTTTGCTAGAACAGTAGAAAGAGTACAAAAGATTATGGAATCTGAATTAACTAAGATTGCATTAGTCCATTTGTATGCTCAAGGCTTTACTGGTGAATCTCTAGTTAACTTCGAAATTAAATTAACGAACCCATCTATTGTTTACGAGCAAGAGAGAGTTGCTTTAATGAAAGAGAAGATTGATTTAGCAGCTCAAATGCTAGATACTAAATTATTCTCAACAGACTATATCTACGATAACATCTTCCACTTATCAGAAGATAAGTATAACGAGATGCGAGAACTAATCAGAGAAGATTTCAAGAGAAACTTTAGATTAGCTCAAATAGAAGGAGAAGGTAACGACCCAGCACAATCAGGAAGATCTTACGGTACACCACATGACTTAGCGTCAATGTACGGTAGACGTTCTACAGCAACAGATAGAGCTTCAGGAGCAGGTCAAGGTTCAGTACCTCTAGGTTACGAAGATCATCCTTCACCACCACGAGGGTTAACTGATCCAGGAGAAGAAGGTGGTCGACCTAGAACAAATATGTCAATCTACCATACTAATGATAATCCTTTAGGAGGACGAGATCCATTAGGTAGCCATGGTATGAAAGGAGGCTTTCCAAGCGATAATGAAAACGTAATGGAAGGGTTTAATACAAAGGCTATATACCATCGAAATAAAGAAGTATTAAAAGAAATGGTCTTTAATACTCAGAAGAAAGATGAATCAAATCTACTAAAAGAAGACAATATTAGAGATTTAGGTGAATAAAGCATATTTATAATAGGAAACCTATAAGATGAAAGTAAAACATTCAAAGTATAAAAACACGGGGTTAATATTCGAATTGCTTGTTAAGCAAATCGCATCAGATACTCTATCTAGAAAAGATTCTCCAGCAGTTAGTATCTTAAAAAAATTCTATGCAGGAAAGTCTTCTTTAGCTAAAGAGTATAAACTCTATGAATTTATTTCAAAAAACAATAATGTAACTCCTCTAAGAGCAGAAGCAATATTATCAACAATAACAGAAATCTCTCGCAAGTTAGATCAAGCTGCTATTAAGAAACAAAAGTATGAATTAATTGCAGAAATCAAAACTCATTACAATGTTGATGAGTTCTTTGCAATACAAGTAAGAGATTACAAAGCATTAGCTGCTCTATACTGTTTATTAGAAACACAGAATAATGCAGAGAATGTTGATCCTAGTTCTTTAATTGAAAACAAAACAACAATTTTAGAGCACTTAACATCAAAAGCACAAAACGAGGAAGATGTAAAAGATACTTTAATCGAAGAGTATTCAAAGTACGATAAAGATTTAAGATTACTTACATTTAAAATCTTGTTAGAGAAGTTTAACGACAACTACAAAGATTTACTTCCGGAACAAAAAAATATTTTAAAAGAGTTTATAACTTCTGTAAACTCAACTACCCGTCTTAGAACTATCGTAAATGAGGAATTAGACAAGATAGCAAAGAGAGTAGAAGAAATGTCTCAGAAGGTATCTGATCAGGTTATTAAGATTAAACTAGAAGAGGTAAGGAAAGCTATTAAACCTTTGACTAATAAGGAGAAAATAGGGGATACACATCTAGTTAACCTTATGCAGTACTATGAATTAGTACATGAACTTGAGACGATATGAAACTAAGTGAATTAAGAAAATTAGTACAAGAAGTACTTCAAGAAGCTAACGTAACTAACGTTGGTGGTTCTACTTATACTCCCGGAGCGAATGATGCATTTGCAACACGATTTGCTTTTGGAGGAAAAAAAGACAACAAAGCAACGAATTATGCGAAGAAGCTAGGCTTTAAAAAAGTAAGCCGCCCAAGCAGACCTTCAAATACAAAATTAATAGACTATCTAAATGAAAACGCTACAAGAAAAGTTTAACGCTGTAAACGAAAACAGATATACAAAAGCTGAATTCTTACGTGATGCTCAAAGACAATATCCTCAATTTATTACTCGTTTTAACGGGTACGAAGATGCAGTACAAATCTTTAAAAATAGAGGGTTGATTGCAGAAGCAAAAGAGGTAGTGGTAGTATATGACGAGAAAGCATACGATAGTTATTCACCAGAGACTATTAGAAGAGCAGTGGATATTGAATTAGATGCTATGGGTGTTGATTCTGCAGGAACAGTGAAAGAAGAAGAGTACGAGAAAGCTAAGAAAAAAGCAATGGCTAACTTAGAGAAAGATTGTAATCACTACTTGAACTTAATGGCTAAAGAATCCCCTAAAGTAGATAAGCATGATCAGATGGTAGCTGTTAAAAATAACAATAAAGTAGATACTTTTAATGGTATGAAAAAAGCCGAATTAAAAGAAGCTATGAAGAAAGTTATTGTTAATATTCTAGAAGATAAGCAGCCATTAAACGAAGCTGCTGCTGAAAAATTAGAGCAGTACATTAATTACGAGAACCCAGACAATCAAGACTTAGCAGCAAGAATTAGAAAAGGTGCAACAGAATTAGCTGCACATATTGCTAAGATTGAAAAAATGTACTTAGATACAAGAGAAGATATTGAAGCTATTTATGAAGACATTGGCTCATTTATGGCTCCTGCAGTATCTAATGCATTTAAAGAAGATTTAAAACCAGTAATGGCTAAATATTTTGCTATAGAGACTCCAAAATCTAGACGTTTATCTCCAGAAGAGTTAGAACAATTAGGCTACTCAGCTAGTAATTCTAGAGGAGCATCGTTTTCGTTAAGAGAAGGCAAAATTTTAAAAAGTAAATAAACATGGCATTATTAGTAGAAGTACAAACCTTTAGACCTATCCTTAGAGAATCTAAGGAAAGACCTGGAGTATTTGAGGTAGAAGGTATCATGCAACGTGCTGGAGCTAAAAACCAGAACGGACGTGTTTACGATAAACGAATACTTCTACGTGAAGTAGATAAGTATGTAAACGAGTTTGTTAAGAACGGTAATGCATACGGAGAATTAGATCACCCAGAATCAGCAATAGTATCTTTAAAGAATGCATCTCATATTATAAAAGAATTATGGTGGAAGGGAGATGAACTAATGGGTAGAGTAGAACTACTTAATACACCATCAGGTAATATTGTAAAAGAGATTATTAAAGCAGGACATACTATCGGTATTTCTTCTAGAGGTACAGGATCTGTACAGCAGACAAACGAAGGTACTTTAGAAGTCCAACCAGATTTTGAATTAGTTTGTTGGGATTTCGTATCTAACCCATCTACACATGGTGCATTTATGAATCCAATCTCATTAAACGAAAGTACACAAGCTGTTTCTAAGTTTAGTAAACTAGACAGTATTATAAACGACATATTAAGAGCGTAATGAAGTTAGCTACAATTATACTAGAAGACCAAAACAAAGTAGATCAACTAGCAGCAGCCTTAGGTAGTGAGTTTAAAACACTAGCTAAAGGTATTGATACAGAGTTTGATAAAGCTGATGACCCGAAAGAAGGGATGATTACAACAGCAAGTCTTGTAGTAGCATTACCAGCTATATTAGGTATAATTGCACGTCTAGGAAGAAACGCTTCTAAGTTAGTAAGACAATATTTTGGTAATAAACCAGAAGATCCTTCAGCAGCTGAAAAGTATTTCCAGGATATGGGTAAATTAGCTGATCAATTACATCATTTATATGTTAGACCTATTGAAGCAATTGTTCACAAGTTTGTTAAAGATCCTAAAAAGGCTCATAACATTTCTAACGCTATCTTTCACGTAATAGTTGCAATCTTCTTAATCGCTTCAGGTGTTACAGCAGTAAAAGCACTACAAGCTAAGAATATTAGTTTAGCTAGTTTAGAAGGTGCATTAACCGCTGTAAAAGGTGGTGAAGTAAAAGAATACTTAAGCAAGTTCTTTGCGTAATATATAAAAGTTTTCAAGTATTTAACTGTTTTCGGAAATAGTATATATTTATATACAAATATACCGTTTTTATACGGTATCCCACACTACAAATTTCTATTACGATTCTAATAATCGTACAAATCACAACAATTTTATTGTAAAATGGCAAACAAAGATTTATTCAAGCAAGCGATTGCTGAAGCCAAATCTGTCCGTGAAGCCGCTATCGCAAATGCAAAACAGTCTTTAGAAGAGAGTTTAACTCCTCATTTAAAAGATATGTTAGCCGCTAAACTTCAAGAACTAGAAGGTTCTGAAGAAGAGGTAAAAGCAGAAGAAGGATTAGTAGCAGAAAGTGACTTAGGCTTTAGTGAAGCAGCAGAGGATGATTCAGAAGAATCTGAAGACGATGCTGCAGCAGCAGAAGAAGCACCAGAAGGTGAAGCAGCTCCAGAAGAAGAAGGTGAAGCCGATGAAGATAAAGAAGTAAGCGACTTATCAGTTGAAGACTTTAAAAATCTAATTCGTGACATCATCGCTCAAGAAATGGGTGCTGGCGCTCCAGAAGGTGAAGCTATCCCAGGCGAAGAGATGCCGGGCGCAGAGGGAGATTTAGAAGCTCCTGCAGCAGACGATGTTGCAGATAGCGAGGAAATCGACTTAGAAGAACTTTTAAAAGAATTAGAAGGAATGGGTGCAACTGCTCCAGCAGAAGGCGCTCCAGCTCCAGAAGAAGAGGCTGGTTTAACTAAAGAAGCACAAATTGCTGAATTAGAAGCTAAATTAGCTGAATTAAAAGGCGAAAAAGAAGAAGAAGACTTACCAGCAGCACCAGGTGAATACGGTGGTATCAAAGGTGGTATGGTAGGTGAAATGAATGAAGCTTTAGCAACAATCGAATCTTTAAAGAAAGATTTAACTGAAGTTAATTTATTAAACGCTAAATTACTTTATTTAAACAAAGTACTAAAAGCAAACAATTTAACTGAAACTCAACAAGTGAATGTCATCGCTGCCTTTGACAAAGCTGAGACAGTTAAGGAAGTAAAATTAGTATTCGAAACTATCTCTGAAAGCTTAGTAACTAAAAAAGAAACTAACACTATCAAAGAATCAAGAGGTTTCGCTAGCAAAGCAACTGGTACTACAGCAAGTAAGCCAGAGGTAATTAGCGAAGTATCTGATGCAGTTCGTAGAATGCAAAAATTGGCAGGAATCATTTAACATAACAAACAAACAAATTAAATCTTACAAAAATGGAAATTAATTCATTATTGGAAAGCTCAAACACTTACAAAAGCCAAGCAGCTGATGCAGCTCGTTTAGCTGATAAGTGGAGCCAATCTGGCTTGTTAGAAGGCCTTTCTGGAGAGAAAGACAAGACTAACATGGCTATGATCCTAGAAAACCAAGCTAAGCAAATCGTTGCTGAAGCTAACACAACTGGTACAGGTGGTACATTTACTGCTGGTGCTGGTGAACAATGGGCTGGTGTTGCTTTACCGTTAGTACGTAAAGTATTCGCTCAGATCTCTGCAAAAGACTTCTTATCAGTTCAACCAATGAACTTACCTTCAGGTCTTGTATTCTATTTAGATTTCAAATACGGTACTGCTAAGTCTCCATTCGGTGACGGCGATAACATGTACGGTACTTTGGATACTTTAGATACTGATCCTACAGGTGGTCTTTACGGTGTAGGTCGTTTCTCTTACTCTTTGAACACAAAGACTCAAGATGACGTAGCTTACGCAATCTCTGCTGCAACTTCAGCATCTATCGGATTTGAAAGCGGTGTTAACCCTAGCGATTATGTAGTAGTAACTGCAACTTTACCAGCTGCAACTAACTTCGACGCTAAAGGTGTTCGTGCTTTCGCTTTAGTATCTGCTTCTGTTAACGTAGATGCAAATACATTAAAAGCTTACACTTCTACAAACGGTACTTCAACTGTATCTTTCGTAGTATTAGGTTCAGCTATCACTAAAGTATCTGGTAACACAGGTTCTGCAGGTTCTTCTGGATTCGACGTAGTTTATCACAAACAACCAGTTGATAACGCACGTGGTGATTTCGAAGCTAACTCTTCAGCTGCTGTAGATACTTCTATCACAATCCCTGAAATCGACGTTCAATTACGTTCTGAAGCAGTTGTTGCTAAGACTCGTAAATTGAAAGCACAATGGACTCCAGAATTCGCTCAAGACTTAAATGCTTACCATAGCATTGACGCTGAAGCTGAATTGACTTCATTGTTGAGCGAATATATCTCTATGGAGATCGACTTAGAATTGATCGACATGTTGATTCAAGATGCTCGTACTACTGAAAAATGGTCTGTAGAAAACAACAAAATTTGGAATGGTTCAGCTTGGACTACTTCAACTTCTGACTTCTACAACACACAAGGTCAGTGGTTCCAAACTTTAGGTACTAAAATCCAAAAAGTATCTAACAAAATTCACCAAAAGACATTACGTGGTGGTGCTAACTTCTTAGTATGTTCTCCTAACGTAGCAACTATCTTAGAATCTATTCCAGGATATGCTGCTGATACAAACGGCGACAAAATGGAGTTTGCAATGGGTGTTCAGAAAGTTGGTAACTTAAACAGCCGTTTCAAGGTTTACAAAAACCCTTACATGACTGAAAATACCATCTTAATGGGCTTCCGTGGTGGTCAATTCTTGGAGGCTGGTGCGGTTTACGCTCCTTACGTTCCATTGATGATGACTCCATTAGTGTACGATCCAGAAACATTTACTCCACGTAAAGGTTTGATGACTCGTTACGCTAAGAAAATGATCCGTCCAGAATTCTATGGTAAGATCTTCATCACAGATTTAGAGCAAATCTAATCTAGGATAGAGTAATATAAAGAGAGGCCTTCGGGCCTCTTTTTTTTTATCTTATAGTTAAGTATAAAGCTATTTATAATAAGAAAGAACAAATAAAATGGCTTTAGTAGAGTATACTTGGATGCAGTTTCGAAAATTAGGACACATACAGTCCTTACCTCTACATGAACAAGCTCGTCACTACCAGTTTCATTTAGATACATTAGCTAACGAAAGGATGAAACAGAATAAAGGAGACGGACCTTATCTTCTTCAAGAAAGTGATTTTTACCTATTACAAGAAAACGGTAATAAAATAAGATTATAAAATGTCAAATAAAAGAATTTCACAATTAGATCCGGTATTAGTTCCAAACAATTCAGATGTATTTGCAATTGTTAATAGCGGAGAAACAAAAAAAATATCCTACGGTAGTCTTAGAGAAGCGATAACACCAAATGGAACTGGAGGTACAGGATTAGGTTGGGCAAGATATGATGACAGTCAATATACTTCTTCTTCTAAATTTACAATCAACTCTGGTCAGACTGTAACATTACCAAATAACGCTAATACTAAATACGAAACTTATCGAAATTCAAGCATAGCTTTTTATACAGATGGAGTTACTCCTAAAATTAGAGTAGAGAATTTAGGTGACGTTTATGCGATGACAGTAGTATTTAGATACTCAGCAGCAAACGCAAATCAGACATACGGTCATATATCCTTAGATTCAACAACAGGTACTCCTTACGAAAGAGTTGCCAAAGATTTTTACTTCCCAAAAGGTAATGGAATTGTTCATAACTTTCATGAAGTTTTCCAATACTACGCAGATGCTGATTTTTTAGCAAATGGAAATAAATGGACAATAACTGCGACAGGTGGTGCTATCCAAATTTGGGATATAATTTACTTTATACAGCGTACACAAAACCACGCATAAGTTTTTAACTTTCACTTAACAGTTCTTATATGACATCAAAACCACATACCGATGAGGTATATGTTGAAAAACGTAAACCTAAGAATCCAATTAAATTTAACATCCAGTTAAATGAAGAACAAAAAGTAGCAAAATCTATAATTATAGAAAATCCGATAACAGTTATAAAGGGTATGGCGGGTTCCGGAAAGACACTAGTAGCAGCACAAGCAGCTTTAGATATGTTATTCAATAAAGATGTTGAACGTATTGTTATTACCAGACCAACTGTATCCAAGGAGGATATAGGCTTCTTACCAGGAGATATTAAAGAGAAGATGGATCCGTGGTTAGCACCAATCTATCACAATCTATACATGCTTTATGATAAGGCTAAGATAGATAGAGATTTAGAGAACGGTAAGATAGAAATTGTACCGTTTGCATTTATGAGAGGAAGAACATTTGTTGATTCTTTTGTAATTGTAGACGAAGCCCAAAACGTAACACATTCCCAAATGGAAGCCGTTATTGGACGTTTAGGAAAAGGAAGTAAGATGGTAATCTGCGGAGATATGGCACAAATTGATTTACATTCTAGAAAAGAAACAGGATTTTCTTTCTTAACAAGAGTAGAAGAACAGGTAAAAGGCTTTAGAATTGTCAATTTAGAAAAGAACCATCGACATGATATAGTATCACCAGTCTTAAAGGTATACGAAACCTTTAGGGACTAGAGTTAGTTACTATTTATTAATAAAATAAAGAAGAATGGCTAATATACAGATATGGAACGGTTCATCACAGTTTGCAGCAGGGCAGACACCGTTTGGATTTTATGACACAGATGCTGAGTTTATCGCAGAAGCTGATAAAGTAGCAAAATACTGTGCTATAAAGTTAGGATGGCCTTTGATGGATGTTGAATTAACATCTGGTTCTTTCTATACAGCATTTGAAGAAGCAGTTACCCAGTACGGTAACGAATTATACCAACAGCAAATACAACAAAACTTCCTTTCAGTACAAGGAGGTAACTCAGCTATAAACTTAAATGCTACTTTAGTTCGACCTTCTTTAAATAGAATGATCGAAATTAGTAAGAATTATGGAACAGAAGCTGGAGTAGGAGGTACTGTTAAAAAGTATTCTGGTTCATTAGATACAGTACCAGATCAACAGACCTATGACTTAAATTTATGGGCAACACAACAAGGTATAACAGGTGGAATTGAAATTAGAAAAATATTCTACGAAGCACCTCCTGCTATATTAAGATACTTTGACCCTTATGCAGGTACTGGTACCGGTATACAGTCGTTAATGGATGCTTTTGACTTTGGATCTTATAGCCCAGGTGTAAACTTCCTATTAATGCCGACATCTTTTGATATGTTAAAAGTTCAAGCAATTGAATTTAACGACCAAGTAAGACGTTCAGCTTATTCTTTTGAAGTAGTAGGTAACCAGTTAAAATTATTCCCAGTTCCAAAGAACGGTGGTAAGTTGTTTTTCGAATACTACAAAAACTCAGATAAAAGATATATTGACGATTCGGTAATGTTAGGAGGCGGTTCTGCTGGTGCAGCTTATGGTGGTTCCACGAATTCAAATAACATAATTACTAACATATCTAACGTACCGTATTCAAACCCTGTATATTCTGATTTTAACGCTCCAGCAAAAGCTTGGGTATATAATTATGCAGCAGCAGTAGCAAAAGAAATGCTAGCTTACATTAGAGGTAAATATACATCACTTCCGGTACCTGGTTCTGAAGCTACTTTGAATCAAGCAGACTTATTACAAGATGCTAGAACAGAAAAAGCAGCATTAATAGAAGGACTTAGAGCTAACTTAGCTTCAACTAATATGACATCCTTATTAGAAGCAAAAGCAAGTGAAGCTAAATTTTTAAATGATACCTTACAAGGTGTTCCAATGTTAATTTATATAGGATGATAAAGTTACTTCAAATATTAACCGAAGAAGAGTATAATACATACCAGGGATTAGTAAGAATTACTATATCTCCAGATGTTACTATACAGGAAACCGGTGAATTAATGAGAGCTTTACCAGGAGTTATTACTGTAACACAGGTATCTCATAATGATGCTAATAATACTGCTGTAATGAAGATGAAAATCATCACTAAACAGCAAGCAGAAGCAGCATTTGCTAAATTAAAACAAGTTTCACTAAAAAAAATCCCTCAAATCTCAAAGTTTGAGTTCGCACCTAAAACAATTGAGGTAAAATGATATTTGGAAGTACAAGAGACTTTGGACTACTCACTAATATAGGTAGAGAATTACTCAAAGATATCATTGAGCAAGAGATCTTGTACTATAAATTCAGTGTAGAAGATACAGAAGCTAACTTATACGGTGAAGCCCTTGAGAAATCCTTCTGGAATGCAATAAAGTTAAACTGTTTTATTACTAGAGGAGATCAAGTAATAACAGATGACGACTTTGGACCGGATTTAACAAGAGAAGCTTCATTTGCTTTCATAAGACAAGACTTAGTAGATACAAATATAGTACCAGAAGTAGGAGATGTACTACTTTGGCATGAAAACTACTACGAAGTAGACACAGTTGTGGAGAATCAACTATTCTTAGGTAGAGATAGTAGCTATAATTTTACAGAATACGGATCTAGATTCGGAAGTTCAGTATCTATTATAGTAAAATGTCACTTAACAAGAGCAGAAAAGGTAGGAATAACACAAGTAACTATATAATAGATGGCTAATAACAAACCAGTACCTAAAACACAGTTAGAGATTGCACAAAGTTTTGTGGATCCACTACTGAATACAGGTAAGTCTCCATCTGTTGATAATAAAAGAAGAGAATTACAGAAGACTGTAAAGAATGATGATGTAAAACAGTTCTCTTTAGGTCTAAAAGATATAGATGAGACTATATTCTACTACTTTACTAAAGTAATTAGACCTACAGTAATACAGAATGGTATAAAAAAAGAAGTACCTTTACTGTATGGCTCACCAGAACGATGGGCTGCAGTACAAAAAGACGGATTCTATAGAGATAAAAACGGTAAAATACAGGCTCCCCTTATAATGTTTAAGAGAGACTCTGTAGAAAAGAATAGAAGCTATGGAAACAAGTTAGATGCTAACAATCCACTTAACTACGGTATCTTTGAAAAGAGATTTTCTAAGAAAAACATGTACGACCGCTTTAGTTTATTAAATAATAGAGATGAAGTAAAGGAGTTCTACGCTGTAGTTATGCCAGACTTCGTAGATATAACGTATTCTTGTATAATATTTACAGATTACGTAGAACAAATGAATAAACTAGTAGAGGCTATTAACTTCGCATCAGATTCCTACTGGGGAGACCCAGAAAGGTTCAGTTTTAGAGCTATGATTGACAGTTATGCACAGACTACTGAGCTAGCTGCAGGATCTGACCGTACAGTTAAGACTACCTTTACTATTAAACTACTAGGACATATAGTTCCTGACTCAATAAACGCTACTGTAAAGGGTATGAATAAATTCTACTCTAAATCAGCAGTTAATTTCGGTTTTGAAATGGTTTCTAATATTGAAACACAAACAGTAACACAAGCCGTGAAAGGAAAAGCAAGATTTTACGATAAAGCAAGTGAGACTTTAAATTTAACAACAATCGAAGAGTCTATGACATCAGAACAGAAAGCATATGTATCTTTACAGAAGGTAATTACAAGTAATACGATAAACACAGTAGTTAACTCCGGTGCTAACACATTAACCTTTACAGGACAGCAATTAGCTGAAACACCTGCTGGGTTCCCGCCATTAAGTAAATCTAATTTCCAAGTATTTATTAACGGTATGATTGTTGAAACAGATGCAATCGATACAATTCAAGAAGTAAACGGTAACTTAGTTGTAACCTTTAATAATACATTAGGTTTCTCTATTGCTTCTACAGATGAATATACTTTAATAGGAAAATTAGCATAAGATGGCGTTAATACAGTGGAAACAGATAAGTCCTCACCTTAGTGGATCCGGAGATTTAACAGGATCACTAAACGTATTAGGTAGTTTTACCTTAAACGGACAGCCTATCTCTACTATTGATGCTTCTGTCTTTAATAAAACAGGATCTTATGCATCAGCTACTACAGATATACATGTTACAGGGTCTTTTAGACTTAAATTAGATGGAGTATCTAAGTATTTCGCAGTAAATGTAGGCGGTAAAGATAAATTTAAAGTAAATGAACAGGGAGTTGTAGTATTACACCCTTTCTCAGTACCTCCTACACCGGTTACAGGTAGTATATACTATGGAGCAGATAATGCTTTCTATTTTGGATTGTAAAAAACGGAATATTTATTAATAAGCAAAAATAACTTAAAATAACAACATGGCACAGTGGAAAAAACTCGTCGTTTCTGGTAGTAATATAAGCCAGTTAACCAACGACTTAAATTATGCAAGAAACGGGGTGGCTAACCAGTCCATTACCGGTTCATTTTCAGGAGATGGTTCAGGATTAACAGGTGTATTAGCAGGTGCTATTGCATTTGAAAATATTACTGGTAAACCAACCTTAGTATCAGGATCTTCTCAAATCACAATTACAGATACTACAGGATTTTCAGCTTTTAGTTCTTCTTTAGCAAGTGCAGACACTGCTATAAAAGGAACTGGTATTACAGGAGGTGATGGTATCACATCTAGCGGTACTATTGGCGGTAATAACCTAAGCATTTCAGCAGATGTAGATAATACCTCTATTGAAATTGATGGATCTGCTAAGATTAGCTTGAAAGCTACTTCAGTTAGTGCAGGATCTTACGGTAGTGCTACAGCAATTCCTACTTTCACAGTAGATGCTGACGGTCGTTTAACAGCTGCAGGTACAGAAAACATTAGTACAACATTAAAAATCTCTGGTTCTACAGGCGGCGGCACAGTTGCTTTAGGAACTCAGACATTATCAGTTGTTGGTACAGCTAATGAAATCGAAGCTACTGCATCTGGTCAGACAATTACAATCGGTTTACCAAACGATATTAACGTTGCAGGTAATTTAAGCGTTCAAGGCAACTTAGACGTACAAGGAACTGTAACAAACATCAATACAACTAACTTAGATGTAGAAGATGCTTTCATCTTATTGAACTCAGGTTCAGCAGCAACAGCTGATTCAGGTTTCGTATTCGGTGGATCTAACGGAACTGCTCAATCAGGAGCTGGTTTAATCTGGGATGCTAGCTACAACAGTAATGACGGTCGTCTTGCAATTGTGGGTAACATGGCTTCTAATGCAACAGGTGCACAAACTCCATCTTACTATGTAGGAGGTGTATTTGCAGGTACTTCAGCAGATGCAGCTACAGCAGAAGCAGATCACGTTGGTAACATTCGAGTAGAAGGAGACGATATATTCATTTACGTATAAAAATAAAATAAAGTTATGGGGTTATTAGATAAACTCGGAGCAAAAGGAAGTAAACCAGAAGCCCAGTCGGGGTTCACAAAGAAGGAAATCGAGTTTCTACTCGCTAAACTTAGAACAGCGACTTACAAAGGTGACGAATTCGAAGCCTTTTACAACATATGGGTTAAGCTCACAAACGAATTAGAGAAAAACAATTAGAAAGTAAAGGGACCTTAATAGGTCCTTTTGCTATTTATATGTACATTATAGGCCCGAAAGGGAAGTGGGCACCGCACATTGGTGTAACCAACCGTAATAGTAACACGAATGCCAAACTGGAAGAAACTCATCGTAAGTGGGTCAAGTGCACACTTATACAATCTTAATGTAGCTAGCGCAGTAACTGCTTCTTACTTTGTAGGAGATGGTTCCGGCTTAACTAATGTAAGTTCTACAATATCAGAACAAGCTACAGTAGCAGATACATTTACTAATACATTAACCAAGGTAGTTAATCATAACTTCTCTTCGAAAAACTTAGTTATAAGTGTTTACGATGAAGATGATAATCAGATTATACCAGCTAATGTAAATCTTACAGATTTAAACAACGTTACTATTACTTTTAATCAATTATCTACAGGTATAGTAGTAGTTGCAAAGGGAGGACACATAGTAGGAGGTAATGCTAGAATAGATCAAGTAACAACCGTTACAGATACCTTCACAAACGCTACTTCAAAAGTAGTTACTCATAATTTCGATACAAGAAACGTTTTAGTATCGGTTTATGATAACCAATACAATCAAATTATCCCAGAAACAGTTAATGTTGCAAACGTAAACAGCGTTTCTATCACATTTACTCAACAATCTTCAGGATTTGTAGTAGTAGGTAGAGCTGGACACATCGTTTCTGGTTCTGCACAAAATGCAAACAACTTAGGAGGAGAAAATCCTGCATATTACTTAAATTATAACAATTTCACAAATATACCCTCTTCTTCTTATAGACAATCTATAGAAGGAAGCGGACCTTTCACTATTACTCATAACTTATCCGAAGATTTCCCAGTAGTACAGGTATATAGTTCACAGAGAGAACAAATTATACCAGCTAAAATAGTATCTACTTCAAATAACGTAGTAGTACTGGAGTTTAGTGCTTATATTTCAGGAAGTGTAGTAGTAAATAAGTAGATATTTATTAACAACGTAGTAAAAAGACTGTAAAAGAAGAATAACATGAGAATTGACAATCCAATAGGTAGTAACGCCGCACTGACAGGATCCTTTAGTGGGTCTTTCATTGGAAACGGATCCGGCTTAACTAACGTAGCAGCTACTAGCGTAGAATATGCTAACGTATTAAATAAACCAACCCTATTATCAGGGTCTGCACAAATCGCATCTGAAATATCAGGTTCATTTACTGCAGTATCAGCATCATTTGCTACTAGATTTGATAATCTAGGAAGTGGTTTTGCAACTGATAGTGAATTAAACTCTGTTTCCTCTTCTTTAGCAGGAGATATTACAAACATCTATAACACTTACGCTACAGATACAGAGTTAGGACAGGTTTCTTCTTCTTTTGCTGTTACTACTACAGATATAGTAAATAACTACGCTACAAATTCTCAATTAGGTTCAGTATCTTCTTCTTTAGCAGCAGAAATCGTAAACATCTATAACACTTACGCTACAGATACAGAGTTAGGAATAGTATCTGCGTCTTTAGCTTCAGGTATAACAGGTATTAACAACACAATAAACGGATTAGATAATACGTACGCTACAGACAGTCAATTAGCAGCTTTATCTTCTTCGTTAATATTAGTTGATAGTAACTTAACTAGTAACTTAGCAGCAACTTCTTCATCTCTATCTCAAGATATACAAGGAGTTAATCAACACCTAAATACAGTATCAGGTTCTCTTGCAACTAGAATTGATAATATCAACACTACTATTGGTAACCTAGACGGTACATATGCTACTGATGCAGATTTAATATTAGTTTCAAGTTCTTTTGCTTCTACAACTAGCACTAACGTACAAATTGCTCGTTTAAATTCTGGATCATTTGCAACTAGAATTGATAACATCAATACTACAATTAGTAACTTAGGAGGAACTTATGCAACAGATAGCGAATTAGCAAACGTTTCAAGTTCTTTCGCAGGAAGAGCAACTGCAAGTGAAAGTACATTAAGTACTGCAGTAAGTACAAATACTACTCAAAATAATAGATTAGCTGCTCTTGAAGCTGCTACAGGATCTTACCAAGCAGGATTAACATTCAACGATACTACCGGACAAGGTGGTATTGACTTTACAAACACAGCTGGTACAATTACTGCAACAACAGTAGGTCTAGGTACAAACAGTAATGTTACTTTTAACGACGGAACATTTAACGGAAACCTTAGAGTAGACGGTAATCTTTTTGTATCAGGAACTAGTGTTTCTTTGAATATAGCAAATCTGTCGATTGCAGATGCCTTTTTACATTTGAATAGCGGTAGTACTGCTTCTAATCCTGATATAGGTTTTGCAGGTAACTACAATGACGGTTCATATCACCATGCAGGTTTCTTTAGAGATTCTTCTGACGGTACCTGGAAAGTTTTCCAAGGATATGACCCAGAACCAGATGCAGATATATACATCAATACTGCTCATGCTTCTTTTGAATTAGCACCATTCCAAGCTGCTAAAATTACCGCAACTTCTATAACAGGATCTTTATCAGGTAATGCTTCTACAGCTTCTAAATTAGCAACTGCTAGAACAATTACATTAGGTGGCGATTTAACCGGTAACGTTTCTTTTGACGGATCTGCAGGCGTAACACTAAATGCAACTATTGCAGCTGATTCAGTTGCTTTAGGAACTGATACAACAGGTAACTATGTAGCAAGTTTAGTAGCAGGAACAGGAATTAGTTTAGCTAATAACTCAGGAGAAGGAGCTACACCAACAATTACAAACTCTGCTCCTGACCAAACAGTAGTATTAACTGCAGGTTCAAACGTAAGTATTTCAGGAACATATCCTAACTTTACAATTGCATCTACAGATACAAACACAACATATACAGCATCGACAGGTCTATCTTTAACAGGCACAGCTTTTAGTATTGATAGCTCAGTTGTAACCTTATCAGGAGCTCAGACACTAACAAATAAAACAATAGGCGGAGGTCAATTAGTAGATGCTTCTGTAACAAATGCTAAATTAGCTAACTCATCATTAACCGTAACAGCAGGAACTGGAATGAGTGGAGGAGGAGCTGTTTCTTTAGGAGGTTCAGTAACTCTAACTAACGCAGGTGTAACTTCAAACGTAGCCGGTACAGGTATTACAGTATCGGGAGGAACTGGAGCAGTAACTATTACAAACTCAGATAGAGGTTCTTCTCAGAATATATTTAAGAACTTTGCAGTATCAGGTCAATCTACAGTAGTAGCTGACGGTAATGACGATACTTTAACTCTAGCAGCAGGAAGTAACGTCACAATCACAACAAATGCTTCTACAGATACTATTACAATTTCTTCTACTGATACAAATACGACCTATACTGCAGGAGGTGGATTAACATTATCAAGTACGGAATTTAGCCATACAGATACTTCATCAGTATCTAACTTAACCGCAAGCTCTAGACGATATGTAACAGCTTTAACATTTGATACATACGGACACGTAACAGGATACGAAACTGCAACAGAAACTGTAGTAGATACTAACACAACTTACTCAGTAGGTGATGGAGGTTTAACACAAGTTAACTTTACCACAACTCGTAGAGATAAATTAGATGGTATTGCAGCAGGAGCTACTAACGTAACAAATACTAACCAATTAACAAACGGTGCAGGATACCAAACAACATCAGGTACGGTAGCTAAAGTAGAAAATACAGTATCAGGTACTAACTCAGCAGACTTAGTATACGGTAATATGGCTGACAACGATCAGTTCCGTATTAGAATAGGAGGTACAGCTTCAAATTCAGGCTTTGTTGAAATAGCAACAGCAGATGATGCAACTGAACCAATTTTAGTTAGACAGTATACAGGAGTATTTAGTTCACTTTCAAGAACTGCACAATTGTTAGACGGATCTGGTAATACAACATTCCCGGGGGATGTTACAGCATACTCTTCTGATGAAAGATTAAAAGAAAATGTACAAAATATACCAAACGCATTAGATAAAGTATTATCTTTAAATGGTGTAACTTTTGATTGGAAACAAGAAGCTTTTGATGCAGGATTTAATCCTAAGATTAAAGAAGGTGATGCAGGGGTATTAGCACAACAAGTACAGGCAGTATTACCACAAGCAGTTAAGCCAGCTCCTTTTGACTTAGATACAGACGGAAGTTCAATTTCAGGAAAAGATTACTTAACAGTACAGTACGAAAAATTAGCTCCATTATTTATTGAAGCAATTAAAGAACAACAAGCACAGATTGAATTATTAAAAGCAGAAATAGCAGAATTAAAAAATAAATAATAAGTTTATGGGTTTCGTTTTAAAAGCAGATTTAGAAACAAATATAGGACCTTCAGAAGAAGTGTATGCTAGAATAGAGGGGCTAGGTTATAATAAAGGATCAGCAACAGTTATGTTTCAAGTAACATACTGGATTGATAGAGATGCTGCTTTGAGGGCTAATAGAACTTTTCTAGATGAGCCTTTAAAAAATATGGTGGGTCTTATACATGATAAGGTGGTTCTTTTTTCTGACGATAATAAAGACGGAATAGAGATTGTACTACCTCATTATATAGAACACCAAACAGTAATAGAGAAGGAAGTTGAAATTCCAATCTATGAAAAGAAAATGAATAAAAAAGAAGTACCTTATACAAGTTTTGATGAAGATGGAGAGGAGATTACTCTATACAGAACAGTGAATGTAGAAGAAGAAGTTAAAGTAGGAGTAAAGAAAGAGGTGAAGAAAGTAATAGATAATTCAATACCTGGAAAGTTATTGGAATATTGTTACGAAGTATTAAAACAAGAATTAGGTAAGCAGTTTTCTATAGATAATATTGAAACAGTAAAATAAGATGTCAAGAAGAGCGTACGGTAGTAATGATATAAATTGGGGATCTTTCGATGATTGGTCTAACAACATAAGCTCAGATAGTAACGTATCTTTAGCTTCGTCTCAAGGTGACATGCATCCTGGAAGAACTTCTCCTTTCTCTATAAGTACTATAAGAAGCCAGACAATCTTTAAAGGTAGAATATGGGCAGGAACAGGAGGTACAGTATCTATGACAGCCCCATATACAGTATCAGCAACCTCTAGTTCATTTATAGTAAAGAACTTTTTTATTAACGCATCTAACATTACAATAGTAGCAACAGCAAGTTACCCGTGGACTTTTAATTCCTGGAGAACTGCATCAGGTGGCGGTGGCTCACAAATTAGTACGTCAGCAACATTTACTTTTGGTAATGACAGTAACGCCGATCATGCTAACTATTATGCTTGGTTTACAACAACGCACTCGAATCCATACTCTTAAAAGTTGGAATTCTGCGTAAAATTTCGTATATTTAACACATAGTTTTATACTAAAGGTTATGAAAGTAATTTGGGTTTTAGAAAATGTACAAGACGATGAGAGGGTATTTGGAAAACTAAATACACTACTGCTCATTGCTTCTGTTAAACTCTGGAAAAAGAATCATCCAGAAACAAATTGTGTATTATACTGTGATGCGTTAACTCACACCTATATTACTCGTTTAGGTATTGGACACCTATGGGATAAAGTAGAACAATTTCAACGCAAAAGAGAATTAAAGAGATCGGTCTTTTGGGCAGCTTCTAAGCTAGAAGTTTTATCTGAACAAAACGAACCGGTTATTCTCATGGATAATGATACACTAATATACAAACCACTTTTACATTTATTAGAACGAGATAAACACTACGTTTGCAATTTTGAAATAGGACAAGGTTACTACCCTACCTCTCTAGATCCTCTAGTAAGTCAATTGAGCTATAAACCTAGATGGAAAATGGAATCTGTAAATGTATCTTTTCTTTATTTACCAGATCCAGAGTTTACAAAAATGTATGCTAACCTGAGTCTAGATATAATGGAAGAGTTCACCAAAATGGATGCACCACACTCGCAGTATTTAATTTTTGCAGAACAATTATTACTTAGTCATTTACTAGAAAGAGAGAATAAAGAAGTACGAAGCATTATTTCAACATATTGGAATTGCCAGAAATGGGAATGGGATAAAGACCATACAAAAGGGTTGTGGCCTATACATGAATCACAAACACATTTTAAACATTACGGACCTCTAAAGGTATGGATTATACAAGATCAAGGAGGAGAAAGTTATGAGAGGGAAATGAAAGAGTTGGAAAATTGCGTAAAAATGCCTAACTTAGACATGTCTTTTTTAACAGTAAGGTAAATGTCAATAGTAGATTTAAAATACATAAAAGAAAACATAACTACTAATGCTGGAGTACCTTTAGAATACAGATGGACACATGGAGCTACTGAAGAGCATTTAGGAGACGGTTTACTAGTTTATAGCATCATACAGATGATGCGAGCAAAAGTATGTGTATGTATAGGAAGTGGAAGCGGATTTATTCCACGTATAATGACACAAGCTAGAATTGATTTGTATAACCAAGGTATTTTTGAAGGAAATGGAGACTATAATTGGGGTGATATTGGTGCTAGTTATCTTGTTGACGCTTGTAATGGCGTTGGGGGCCCTAATGATTTGGATGATGAGAATTCATTCTTCCGCAAGAACTTTTATCCTAGATTTATCAAATCGACTTCTGTCGACGCCTATTATAACTTCTTTGTTAAACAAGATATTCAAATAGACTTTCTTTTTATAGATGGAGATCATTCTTATGAAGGAGTAAGGACAGATTTCGAATTATACTCTAAACTACTTTCAGACAAAGGAATTATTGCTATTCACGACACGGATAAGAATTACGAAAAAGCACTTATCGTTTCAGAAGATGCAAAGAAAGATTACCACTCATTTACAGGACCTTCTAAATTTATAGAAGAACTAGGACCAGAATGGAAACTATTTAACTTTTTTAATGAAGGTATTCTAAAAAGTAAACCATCCTCTACAGGATTAACATTAATACAGCATGCTTAACTTAGTAACAGTAGTAGGGCGTAATACACATATCCTTCCGCATATGTTAAAACATTATGAAGGAAAGGTAGATAAAATGTATGTAGCTGTTTACCGGCAAGATGAAAATGATGGAATATTAGATGAAGTTTTAGAGTTAGGTATTAAACCATACATTATAATCACAGATCAGAAGTACAATTGGGAAAGAGTAACCGGGCTTTATAATTTTATAAAACAAACAAAACCTAACGACTGGTGGATAGTTGCTGATGATGATGAACTTCAAGTATACCCGTATGAGATTTCAGAAATAATTAAAGAATGTGAAAAGCGAAATTACGATTTCGTAACAGGAGGTTTTTTAGATAGAATAGGCCCTGATGGAATATTTCCGGAAGTAAATAGAGATACCGATATCCACGCAGCATTTCCATATGCAGGATTTTTTAGATACCCAATGTCACATGCTTGCCCAAATAAAGTAACACTTATGAAAGGGTATCAAGATGTAACTTATGGACAGCATTATGCTAGTTTTAAAGATGGTTCTAACAGTTGGGGAAAATCACACCCAAAAAGATTTCCAATAGAGGAAGTATTTACACAAGTGCATCATTTTAAATGGGATTCTACCTGTATAGAAAGAATCAAAGAGGTAGCTAATTTAGACCAACCCTGGGCTTACTCTCACGAATACTGGGTAATGTATGACGCAATTCGAGTTTTCGGATGGAAAATTGATATATGTAATCCTGTATTTAAAGTTGAGAAATTGAATAATTTTTCGTATATTGATTATATGGATTATACTAAATGGAATTTATTAAGAGATAAAATTGTTACAATATGAGTAAGATAGTAAAACAAGATGAATTAGACCTAATTGCTTTAGAAGAAAGAAAAGTTAGAGCATTAGAGAAAATTGCAGCATCGATGGATGCATTAACTATTTGGTTTGAAGAAATCGATAAAGATGATTGGAGTCAACGTGTCCAATTCTATTTAACAGAATTTCATAATTTTGCTAAACCGAAAGATCCAACAATAGATGGATAAACTAGGTATCATAGTACCTTATAGAAATAGACCTCAGCAACTTTTTGAATTCAAATTAAAAATTTCTGACTACCTTTTATCAAGTAATATTAAATACGAATTAATTATCGTAGAACAAGATGACGATAAAAGTTTTAATAGAGGAAAGTTATTAAATATAGGATTTCAAAAAGCTAAAAGACTGGAGTGTACCTACGTGTGTTTTCATGACGTAGATATGCATCCGATAAAAGTAGACTATAGCCCAGTAGACAAACCAACTCAATTAGCTAATAGATTCGTATACGAAGAAGGCGTTCAGAGATCTGTATCAGATGATTACTTTGGAGGCGTAACTTTATTTCCTGTATCCCAATTTGAAGATATTAACGGATATTCAAATGAATACTGGGGATGGGGATTTGAAGATAACGACTTACTTGCTAGATGTAGAGAAAAAGGAATACCTCTTGCTACTAGGTTTTATAGACAAAATGGGGTTAATGGAATAGGATTAGATTTTAATGGAGAATCTTCTTTTGTTAGATTACCAAACGTCTGCAATTTCAGAAAACCTTTAACTATCTACACTACCTTTAAGCCTTATAGAGTTAAACCAAACCCGGTAGAAATTGCCGATGAATTAGCAGTATACTCAATACCAGGACAAGATCTAAACCTATCTTACAATTCTTTTAATACTTACAAGTTTGAAACTTTTGATAAGAATGCAGAACCGCATTCTATACATTCAAAAAACTTACCACCGTTAATTAGTAAGAGTATAGTAACGATAAATCCTAAGACTAAAAAAATAGAATTTTATCTTAATGGTGAGAAGATTGGTACAAAGGGGATAAAAGATACGTTACATCCTTATTGGGAGCAAAAGTACATGTACCTAGGAGTAGGTGATCCTTTACGAGAGAGAATGCAGAAATACTTTTACGGGTATATAACAGAGTTTGCAGTATTCAGTAGAGAGTTAAGTGCAGAAGAAATCAAAAGCCTTAATAATAATTCTAGATATAGCTTAACACAAGAATTCGATAGATATAGTCCTGGGAATGAACTCGAAGTTTATTACGATGGACGTCATACTATAGGAAATACTTTAGTAGACTTAAGTAGAAATAATAAAGACGGTCAGATGATTAACTGCGGGTTAGTTGAAACATACCAACCACAGGAATATACTCAGCTAGTACCTACAAGACGTTACAGTACCTTTAATGTATTAAAGCATAAAGAGAATGGGTATAAAGACGGATACTGGGTTAACTGGGCAAGCCGGGAAAACCAATTAAGGTATTTTGAAAAAATTAAAGAAGGAATAACTCTTGAAAACGATGGTCTCAATACTTTACGGTACTTAGTAAAAAACCTTTCAAGTGATAAAAAAAAGCATTATCATCATATAGTAGTTACGTTATGACAAAGCATAAATTAGGCGTTTGCGTTCCTTATCGAAATAGAGAAATACACTTACATGAGTTTATACCTAAAGTAGGAAAGTACTTAAAAGAGCAGGGTATAGATTTTCAGATGTATTTTTGTCATCAAGTAGATGATAAGTTATTCAATAGAGGAGCTACAAAAAATATTTCAGCCAAGCATGCATTTGAAGACGGTTGTGATTATATAGTTTGGCATGATATTGATATGATCCCAGAAGAGGATTGTGATTATTCATATCCAGAAAAAGGACCACGTCATATTGCTACGAAAATTTCACAAATGGATTATCAGTTGAAGTATCATGAATACTTTGGCGGTGCTGTTTTATTTACTAAAGAGCATGTAGAAGCTACAAATGGTTATTCAAACAACTACTGGGATTGGGGGATGGAAGATGATGATTTATTTTGGAGATGTCATGTAGAAGGTCTTACACGTAATACGTACTTAGGACCTAGAGAACTTAAACAAAAGTTCTGGAGATTTAACGGAGAAGATTCTTATGTAAAAATACCTTTCCATAGAGAGATGAGAGGGTTGACTGCGGGTAGTCATACAATATCAGTACTAACTAGAGCATTTCAACAACCAGAAAAGAACCCTATCTTCTTACTAGGAGATCACAATAACAGATACGTAGAGTATCCTATATTCAGATTACCGGGTTACGACTACGGAATATCTTTTAATAACTCTAGAGCAATGACTCTTACTTTTTGGAACACTTTTAATAACCACAATTATATGTGGGTTAAGAGATACGACAATCAGTGGAGCTGGGTTACAGCAGTAATTAACGAAAGCACTAGTACAGCTCATTTATACTTAAACGGAACTGAAGTAGACTCAAAAGGTGGATTTGGAAGTCCATCTCCGTTAGAGTGGTTAGGTAAATTAAAAAGCTACGGAAGCGTTGCAGCTTACTTAGGAATGACTCCTTCTTTAGAAGAAGGTAATCCGGTAAAGTACTTTAAAGGAGATATTGCAAAAGTTTTTGCATGGAAGCGAGCATTGACTCCACAAGAAGTTGCAGCTATACATCTTAACTTACCTAAAGGAGATCTTGTTTTAAACCTAGATGCTGATTACCCAAGAAGTACAGCAGAGTACCACCAAGTAGAAGAACGTGAAGAATCTTTCAGAATACCAAACTCAATACTACCTTATAGAGTAGAAGGTAAATTCAGATGCTTACCACATCCAGACGAAGGAATTGTAGACGGTAAATTTGTAAAAGGAGAAACTACTGCTGCTAACGAAAGACGATACGTACTCCAGATGCAACAAGGTAAAGTTAATTACAAAGAAGACGGAATCAAACAAGTTCAATATACCTTGGTAGAAGAAAAGAAACTAACTCCTTGGGCTAAAATGTTAGATATAACCTTATGAGTTTACAAGAAGTAAAAAATAAATTAGATGGTGTTGGATGTGGATTCTGTTTAGCTAAATGGACTCAAGTAACTATGCATTTAGGAATGGGAATGACGCATTCATGTCACCACCCTTCTCCCCATAAGATACCTCTAAAGGAAGTTGAAAGAAATCCTTCTGCACTACATAATACTTCTTATAAAAAGCAGAAGCGAAAGGAAATGTTAGAAGGAGGAAAACCAGAAGAATGTAACTATTGCTGGAAAGTAGAAGAGAGTTCTAACTCATTTTCCGATAGAGTTTTTAAATCTTCTGAACCTTGGTCGATAGATCAGTTTACAAAAATTAAAGACAGTCACTGGAGAGAAGATTTCAATCCAAGATATGTAGAAGTATCTTTTTCAAATACCTGTAACTTCAAGTGTGCTTATTGTGGTCCACAATATTCATCCAAATGGGTTGAAGAGATTGAGAAACACGGTGCATACCCTACTAGCTACAATTTTAACGATATAAGCAATATACAGGCAAGAGGAGAGATGCCTTATAAGCATTCCGAAATAAATCCGTATGTAGAAGCATTTTGGAAATGGTGGCCTGACTTGTATAAAGATTTGCATACATTTAGAATTACAGGAGGAGAGCCTCTACTATCTAAAGATACATTTAAGGTTCTAGAATATATTCAAGACCATCATCATAAAAATCCTAACCTATCTTTATCAATTAATTCTAACCTTGGCGTTCCGGATAACCTTATAGATAGGTTTATTGAGATTGCTAAAGACCTTTGCGAAAATAATAAAGTAAGAGAACTTACTATATTCACTTCAGTAGAAGCTAAAGGGGCACAAGCAGAATATACGAGATATGGATTAGAGTATGATAGGTTCTGGACTAATATAGATAAGATTCTAACAGCTTTACCAAAAGTTACTATTAACATTATGGCAACATTTAATGCACTTTCTGTATTTAGTTACGATGCATTAATAGACAAGACTTTTGAGATGAAAAAGAAACATGCTAATGGACAGAGATACTGGGTATCGGCATTACAGTTAGATACTTCTTACTTAAGATGGCCAACACACCTTTCTGTTAAGATACTAGAACCAGAACATAAAACATTAATTTTGAAGTCTGCAGAAAAAGCCTTATATTATGGTATAAAAGAATTTACAAAAGATAATTACGGATTCTCTAATGTTGAGATTCAAAAAATAAAACGCATCTACGACTACGCTACCTCAGAAGACGATTTCGATATAGAAAGAAATAGAAAAGATTTTGTTATATTTGTAGATGAGTTAGACAAAAGAAGAGGTACAAACTTCTCAGAAACATTCCCAGAACTAAAAGAATTTTATGCTAAAATTAAAAACAGGAGAACCGTGGGTATTTTGGCCTAGTAGCATCTGTGATACGTTTCCAGAAAATCCGGCAAACAAAATACTAAGAGGAGATTGTTACTTTGAGTTTGATCTTAGATTCACTTTGACGGAAGAACCGGTAGAAAGAAAAACAATATTTGCAATACTTCCTAAATATACAGGATTAGATATCCATTCAGAAGGAATGGTTTTTGCATATACTACAGAAGAAGAAACAGCATACATTAATCTACCTTCATTAATTAAAGTAGGAGAGGAAGTATTAATAACTGTAGAACACCAACCAAATAAGTACTTAAGAATATTTATTAATAAGGAATTAATTCACGAGATTGATTTAGATAATAAGGTTTTTGGATTAGATAATAGCCCGCATATTATATTCGGTGCAGGTAATTTTCCTAAAAATAACTTCAACCTAAATTATACAAGTTTAGATCTTCATGAATTTATATTAAAAGGAATAACAGGAGTCTTAGCTCATCATAATTTCGAAGAGTTTGTATTTGATAAGTCTGTTGATATATCCGGTAACCTAAATTTTATACATAAATTATAATGGGAGTTTTCGCAAAAAAGGACGATGAATCGTTCCAGGAATATAGAGAAAGGGTTATAAATAAACTATCCCAATCTTTTTGTGGCGCTAAATGGTACAATGCTACCATCTGGCTAGGTAATGGTACGACAGCAAGCTGTCATCACCCCCCTGCACATAAAATACCTCTAGAAGAAGTAGCTAAGTCTTATAAGGCAATTCATAACACAACCTATAAGAAAGCTATCCGTAAGCAAATGATGGAAGGTGAAAGACCTAAAGAGTGTGAGTATTGTTGGAAGATAGAAGATTTAGGTCCTGATAAAGTATCTGATAGAGTTTACAAATCAGTTATCTATACAGACGAAGAATTAAAACAAGCTAGAACAGAATTAGGGTATACAGAGGATGTAGACTTAAAGACGTTAGAGATTGCTTTCGATCCTAACTGTAACTTTGGCTGCTCATACTGTAATGCTTCGTTTTCAACTACATGGCAAAACGATATTAAAAAGTTCGGCCCATATCAGAACTTAGTTTCTGATGGTGCAGGAGCATTTCAACATGACGGAAGACATGCAATGCCGTATGGTAGAAAAAACGAAGGTAACCCTTACATAGAAGCTTTTTGGAAATGGTGGGAAGGTGAATTACAATACTCTTTGAGAGAGTTGAGAGTAACAGGAGGTGAACCAACTATGTCTCCAGATTTTTGGAAGTTAATGGATTGGTGGAAACGAAACCCTCAATGTGAAGTACCTTTTGCGGTAAATTCAAACTTAGGGCAGAAGAAAGAATTGTTAGATGCTCTTATAGAATCTACTCACAGTTTTAAAGAGTTTAACCTTTATACTTCTTGTGAAGCTACAGGACTACAGGCTGAGTATATTAGATACGGACTTGAGTGGAAGACTTGGTTGCAGAACATGTACCGAGTTAACGAAGAGGCAAATGTAAAGTCTGTGAACGTGATGATGACTATAAACGGATTATGTTTATTTTCTATTACAGAGTTTATGGATGAGATGTTAAAATTAAAAGCAAAGCATGGAGCTCATGCTGCTATTATGTCTTTTAATATTCTACGTTTTCCTTCTTTCCAGTCAATCGTAACTCTACCAGTAGATATACGAATGGAGAGAGCAGCTCATATTGAGAAATGGTTAGAAGCAAACTGGAAAGGAGGTTCTAATGGGCTATTAGATATGGAAAGAGATGGTATACTTAGGATGATTGAATATATCAAACAAGTAGATACAGGCCACGCTTTTACTTCATCACTAGAAAGTAGAGAAAGAGACTTTAAATCTTTCTACGCTCAATATGATGTTAGACGAAATAAAGATATTTTAGCTGCATTCCCAGAAATTAAAACATGGTGGGATTCTATACCAGAAACTAAACTAGATGCACTTAAAGAAGTAATAGACGGAGATGATGCTAAGTCAAATAGATACGTGCATGATGTTCTAAAGAAAGCTAAAGAAGAAGGCTGGGTATTAAACCCACAATGGCATAACCCAGGATCACAGGAGTATATAGAACCAGATCATCAACAGCAAGATGATATGATTGATCTAATTGATTTGTTGAAAAAAGAATCTGATAATAATGGACCTGGATTTAAACGTAAATTAATATGAAATTCGCATTCGACAAATATGTAGATTTAGAAGAATATCCAAACCCTTACCCTCTTCCAAATGGAATGGTAGGGGCAGAAGATTTACCTAGAACCTATAATGAACTATCTAAGTATAACGTATACGGTTTTCTTTTTAAGAAACATTTAGATTACCAAGAACACCATTTCGGACACGACACAGTAGACAACCTTATAAACGGTTCTGAGAAGTTTATGTACTCGATTTTACTGAGAGATAAAACTACCTTCCATAAATTAAGTGATGAGAAGTACTACAAACTCAGTGATAAAATTGTTAAAGCAGTACAACAGAAACAAGGAGCGATATTACTAAGTCATTTATTTGAAGGAGATTTTAAGAAGAGAGATTACAGTGAAGTTGATGCTATTAACCAGTTTGCATTAAAGTATAATTTTAAAAAAGAGGATATACTAGTACTTTCTAATAACCTAAAATGGAATTATGAAGAACCAGAAAATGCCCTCTTCACAGTACGGACTTGTAATTACTTTCTACTTAACCCGTGGTTTATAAAGGAAGATCTTCTAGACGAAGGTAATGATCAATTCTTTCGAATTGGATTTGAAGATAAAAGAAGATACATAGGAGCATATCCAAAACCTAAAAGGTTTCTTTCTTTAAATAGAAGACCTAGAACTCATAGGATTGTTCTTTTTACAGAGATAGCAAAGAACCCACAACTACGAGATACATCAGTATTAAGTATGGGAAAACGTAGCTTAGACCCTAACCAGGACTTAGATAAAGACCACTGGACTAGAACATATAACAATCCTTGGATGACTTTATATGATGCTTTTGTAGCAGATAATTACAAGCATGATAAAAAAGCAGGGATGGAGTTCCTTAGTAACTACAACAATGAAGAAGATTATTTTGTAGATTCTAATTTAGAGTACAACTTAGCATTCAATTTAAACGAAACACTCCACTTAAATACATTTGTAAACGTATTCACAGAAACTTTGTTTGAAGAAGATACTATCTTTCTATCAGAAAAAATCTTTAAACCTATATACTGCTTACAACCTTTTATAGTATTTGGTAATCCCGGTACTCTAGAAGAGTTACGAAAGTTAGGTTTTAAGACATTTGGAGAATTTTGGGATGAGTCTTATGATCAAGAAATCTCTTTTACAAAGAGGTTGGAAAAAATCATAGATATTATGAAAGATCTAGCTAATAAAACTCACGGAGAGTTATTACAGATGACACGAGAAATGTCTCACATACTTGAACATAACTATACACATATGATACAAGCTAGTAGGGCAGAAGTATTTACATTAAAACAAACACTAAATGAGCAATTCAGTTAAAGATTATAAAAAATCAGAACATTTCTGCTCTGCACTATGGATGCACCTACATGTAGTAAACGACGGTAGAACATATCCATGTTGTATGACTCCTATAGATAACCAATCTACTCTAGGTAACGTAAACAATAATTCCTTATTTGAAATCATGAATAGCGATAAAGCTAAGTCGATGAGAAAAGGAATGCTAGAAGGTAAACCACTTCCTTCTTCTTGTTCACGTTGTGTAAGTAAGGAGAAGTCCGGAATGGGTAGTATGCGAATCGGAATGAATGATCATTGGTTTGATGAAGTTGAAGACCTAGTTGAAAATACAAACGAAGATGGAAGTATAGATGAGTTGAGATTGCTATACTGGGACTTTAGATTTAGTAATTACTGTAACCTAGCATGTAGAACCTGCTCACCTTTATTCAGTACAGCATGGACTAAAGACTTTGTACAGGTGTTTGGAGACAAGTCTGAACACTTAGGATTGATTAACTTAGATGGAGCTAATACGTTTTGGGATAATATTGAAGAGACTATTCATACAGCTAAAGAAATTCACTTTGCAGGAGGAGAACCTTTAATTATGCCAGAACATTGGAAGCTTATTGAGATGCTTGAAGAGCGAAACCTGTACGATGTTAAGTTAAAGTACTCTACTAATGCTACAATGTTAGAGAATAAAGGTAGAAATATAATTGATATTTGGAAAAAATTTAAACACGTACATTTAAGTTTATCTATAGACGGTACAGGAGATCTTTTTGAGTTAGTTAGACACAACGGTAAATGGGCTAAAACAAGAGAGAATTTAATAAAGATAAATGAAGCAGGTATTGACTTTTGGTTACATCCAACGATTAGCCTTTTAAATATATTTAGAATAGATCAAATGCATAAAGAGTTTTTCGATATGGGTTTAATACCTATTCATAAAAAACCTCACGAAAAATATCCTTTCGACCCTAGTCACTACTTTACAAGTAGGTTTCATATTAACCCTGTCTTCTTCCCTATGTATTATGCGTTAGAGACTCTACCTAAAGAACTGAAAGAATTGGCAACTGAGAAGATAACTAAGTACGGTAGAAGTATGGAAGCTAAATACGGTATTCCTTTTTCTGGATGGGAATCTTTATTAGATATTATGAATAAGAAAGAAGGTAATCCTGAATTTTTTAAACGATTTATAACAGTAACAAAAGACCTAGACAAAGTTAGAAACCAGGACTTTTTAAAACTTAACCCAGAATTCAAGCCCTACTTTTAATGAAAGATATAATTTGGAAAATAGATACAGTAAAGGACTTTTGTGATATAATGAGACGAGAGTATAAGACTATTATGACTTTAGACCCATGGGCTGAAGGTGCATTAAATAGATACACTCAGTTTACTTCTTACGCAGAACAAACCCAAACAATAAAAGCTATTGAAGATAAAAAAACAAAATTAAGATTCGAAGACGTACGGTACTACATAAACGACTATGCCTGTCGAGGAGATTGGAGTATAAATACCCCTCATTCAGATCATTTAAGGGTAGCTGTATTTGGATGTAGTTTTACATTTGGTGTAGGTATAGACGAAGAAGGAACCTGGCATGCTCAAGTAAAGAAACTTCTTAGAACAGATAAACCGGTTCAATTAATAAATTTAGGATATCCAGGAGGAAGTATTACTAAGTGTTTAAAAATGTTTAAATACTTAACAGACGTATATACAATTGATATTGCAATCTTCCTTCTACCAACACATTGGCGAGAAGAATACCCAGAACAGAAAAACCAGGTAGGTACGTGGTATTATAATTTAATTCCAAATGTACATCAACATCATATAGAAGAAAAATGGGAGCAGTTTTATACCTACGCTACAGAAGAAACACAGATATATAACGCAGTTCGTTCAGTTTCTCATATAGATGCAATTGCACAATCTAAAAATATAGAAACCTACTTTAGTACATGGGACTATCCTCTGTACTCTTATTTAAAAACAAACTACCTTACAAAAAAACAACTAGTACCGTATTTTGAGTTTATAGAAAATCATAAAAAAATAACAGACGGGTTTGCTAGAGACGGTAATCATCCTGGACCTTTGAGTCATGAACATTTTGCAAATCAAGTTACGGAACACTTAACTACTTTTTCTGAAAAAAGAACAGCAGTAAAATCACCTAAACTAATTTAAACTATTTATATAAAAATATTAAGAAATGAATACTACAAAATACACACTATCCTTTGATGCATCAGTAGATTTAGGATCTGTTCAAAAAACTTTAGAAGAATTACAACCAGGAGAATCTATCATTACATATAATACAGAAGATTCTACTTTTGAAATGTCTGAGATAACCTCTGTAGAAGTTGACCCAGATGTAGATTATGAAAAATATTACCAAGGTATCAAAATAAACTACCTTCCTCAGGTATTAACACTTGACTCTATTATATACGTAAAACAAGAGGAAGATATCTTATTAGGATATTTTACAGACGAAGCACCGGAAGTTGAAGGCGTTAGTCAAGAAAAATTAGTAAAAGTACAAGCTGAAGTTCATAAGATATTTGATGGAGAAAAATGGGTAAATGTAGATACAGTAGGATATATGGCATGCCAAGGCAGAGTAGCACATATTACTGTTGCAAAAAACCACTCTATTTTTACCGGTAATTTAATGATATCAGATTATAAAGCAAAGTAATAAAATGAAAGTAGGTTTTATAGGAATAGGTAAATTAGGAAAAGATGCTGCTGAAGTAATGTCAGAAAAACATTACATTGAAGTATATGATACTGATACAAGTATTGTGACTTCTATGAAGATGGTTGATAGTGTCGAAAAAGTATGTAAAGATAAAGATATAATATTCATAGCAGTACCAACACCTCATGACCCAGACTATGACGGAAGGTACCCTACTTCCCATTTACCAAATAAGGATTTTGATTACTCAATAGTAAAAGAAGTCTTAACTAAAGTTAATAAGCATACAAACTTAAACCAACTTGTAGTACTAATCTCTACAGTACTCCCGGGGACTATTAGAAGAGAGTTTATACCACTAGTTAAAAACTTTAGATTTATATATAATCCCTACCTGATTGCAATGGGGACCGTTAAGTATGATATGGTTAATCCAGAAATGGTAATTATAGGTACCGAAGATGGATCAGAAACAGGAGATGCAAAACTACTTACAGATTTTTATTCTACTTTTATAAATCCGTCTACTAGAATAGAAATAGGAACCTGGGATGAAGCAGAATCAATAAAAATATTTTACAATACGTTTATCTCAACCAAAGTAGCGCTTGTTAATATGATACAAGATGTAGCAGAGAAGAACGGAAATATAGACACAGATATAGTAACAGGAGCATTAGAGAGAAGTACAAAGAGAATATTAGGACCTGCTTACATGAAAGCTGGAATGGGAGACGGTGGCGGCTGTCATCCTAGAGATAATATTGCATTAAGATTTTTAGCGGAAAAGTTGAAATTAGGTTACGACTTATTTGACTCAATTATGAAAGCTAGAGAAAAGCAAGCAAAAAATCTAGCAAATAAGTTGGTTCTTTACGCAAAACTTCATAAATTACCCGTAATAATATTAGGTAAGTCTTATAAACCAGGAGTACACTATGAAGACGGGTCTTCTTCAATACTAGTTGGACATTATGTAGAAGAGCAAGGTTATAAAGTTTTATACGATATTGAAGAACCTATTGAGGGAATATACTTATTAGGTCATTATAAGAAACATCATGATTTTGATTTTCCTAAAGGATCAGTGATAGTAGATCCTTGGAGAGAATATACATCAAAGATAAACAGAGTAATACATTACGGTAATACTAGAAGGTTAAATGGCTAAAGCGGTTATAATATCAGGACTTCTAACCAACTTTTCAGATAACTTTATAAAATTTATAGAAGAGCTGGAAGAAGAAGTCCACACATACGTACATACTTGGAATACTCCTGATAATTTAAGATGGGTTAATAAGTTGATGAGACATCAACATAAGACTAGGATTACAATTAATATGGAAGTTCCGATGTATGAAGAAAAGAAGTATCTAATACTACACTCTACATACCAAGCTGCAAACTTAATAAACAACTTATACGATTATTCTACTATTATTAAATTTAAACCAGATTTAGAGACAGACCGTATAGAATATAATAAGAACGTAGAGCAGTATTTTATAGAAGCTGCTATACATGCACATCCATTATTAAATGGTAGAAAGAAAGAAGAGTTTATTTATGGAAGATACTTATATAAGACGTTAGATGAAAGAATGTTTACTACCTATCCAGAAGGTATAGAGAAGTTATTTAAAAGAAGCTATACCGATTTTTTTGATGATATCTTCGCACTTGATTCCTACCTTAAAAAAAAGTATGTAGAAAACTACGAAGGGAGCATCCTTTGGACTAATTATATAAAAGAAAGAAAGCTAGGAATTATACAAGACCTAACTCTCAAATTATCAAATTGTAAAAACTAAAAAGTTATAAAAATGTCACAAGACCAAAAGTTACAACAAGAAGAGATTGATAGTATTAAGATGATACAGTCTCAAAAGATTAAATTAAACGAGGAATTAGCAGCAATTACGTTAGCTGAATTTGAGTTAAAGACTCGTAAACAAGCAGCAGAGAATTTTTATAATTCACTAAAAGAAGCAGAAAAATCTATTGCAGCAGAGTTACAAACTAAATACGGATTTCAAAAAGTTCATCTGAATTTAGAAACAGGAGATATAACGGAAGCTTAAAAATAATAGATAAGGTGTTTCATCTGAATATACCTATTTATATACGTAGTTAAATTAAATCTTTTGAAAAGGGTTTCGAATTTATTAAGATATTTATTTTAGAACCCAACTAACAAATAATAGAGACATGGCAGAAACATTAATTTCACCAGGTGTATTAACGAGAGAAAATGATATTTCGTTTATCCAACCACAAGCGGCTGCGGTAGGTGCAGCGTTTATTGGTCCAACAGTAAAAGGCCCGGTAGAGCAACCTATAGTAGTAACTTCTTACGGACAGTATCAAAGATTATTTGGAACCACGATCACATCTGGTTCTAATAGCTATGAATACTTAACATCAATTGCAGTAAAGAGCTACTTTGAACAAGGAGGAAACACAGCATTAGTAACTAGAGTAGTATCTGGTTCTTATACACCTGCTTCTAACACAACCTTAGCTACAGCAGGCGGATCAGTTACTAACCCTTTCCGTTTAGAAACATTAGGAAAAGGAGACATATATAATAACGCAACAGGTTCAAACGCTGGAACAGCTGTAACAAACACAGACGGTTCAATTGCTTTAGGTAAAACAGATAATATCAGATTCGAAATTACAAATGTTAATAGCGATAACGGTACATTCTCATTGTTAGTACGTAGAGGGGACGATAGTGCAAAGAACAAGATTATCTTAGAAACCTTTAATGATTTATCATTAGATCCAAACTCAGAAAATTACATCGAGAGAGTAATCGGTAACCAAACTGTATCTAAAACAGTTGAAGGTTCAGAAGTATTCGTAAGCGTAACTGGAGAGTATGCTAATAAGTCTAACTACATTAGAGTAAGTGCGGTAAATAACCCAACTTTAAACTACTTAGCAAATGACGGTATAACTGTTAATAATAGCTACGATGATTTACTCCCAACAGCACAGTTAGGTTACTTCTTCGGCGCAACAGGTACTGCATTCCCAGGAGGTAGAAAAGCTAACTTCTTTAAGAATATTACAAACGTAGATACACAAGGTTTAATAGCAACTAACTATGCAGATGCTATCTCAATCTTAAATAATAAAGACGAATACCAATTCAATATTGTAACAGCTCCAGGTCTAGTTTACGACTTCGGTACTCACAAGACACAATTAGATTCTATCATCTCATTAGTAGAAGGTAGAGGAGATGCAATCGCAGTAATTGACTTAGAGCAATACGGTGCTACAGTATCAAACGTAACAGCAGCAGCAGGAACAGTTAACTCTTCTTATGCAGCTTCTTACTGGCCTTGGTTACAAACTCAATCTGCTACAGGTAAGAACGAATGGGTTCCTGCTTCAACAGTTATCCCAGGTGTTTATGCTTTCACTGATAGTGCAGCTGCTCCTTGGTTCGCTCCAGCAGGTTTAGTTAAAGGAGGTATTCCTAACGTAATCCAAGCAGAACGTAAAGTTAGCCGTGAGCAACGTGATTTATTATATCGTGCTAATGTTAACCCAATTGCTACATTCCCTGGACAAGGTATTGCAGTATATGGTCAGAAGACTTTACAGAAGAAAGCTTCAGCTTTAGATAGAGTAAACGTTCGCCGTTTATTGATCGAATTGAAACGCTTCATCGGAGGTCAGGCTAATAACTTAGTATTCGAACAAAACACAATCGCTACAAGAAACAAATTCTTAGCAATCGTTAACCCTTACTTAGAATCAGTAGTTCAACGTCAAGGTTTATTCGCTTACAGAGTGGTAATGGATGATTCTAACAATACAGCTGATATCGTAGATAGAAATCAGATTATTGGTCAGATCTTTATCCAACCAGCTAAGACTGCAGAATTCGTAGTACTTGACTTCACAATTGAACCAACAGGTGCAACATTTGTAGCATAATTAAAATAATTGATATTTATATAAAACAGATAATAAAATGGCAGTATTAGATTCTAACGAAATTATGTTCAGAGCCTTCGAACCGAAGGTACAGAATAGATTTATCCTATACAGTGACGCTATACCATCATTCATGGTTAAAGCGGTAACTGCACCATCTTTCACAGATGAGGAGATCAAATTAGATCACATCAACTCTTATAGAAAGATTCGTGGAAAAAGAAACTGGGAAAACATGGATATGACATTGTACGATCCAATTAACCCATCAGGCGCTCAAGCAGTAATGGACTGGGCTCGTCAATCATACGAATCAGTAACCGGTAGAGCTGGTTATTCAGATTTCTACAAGAAAGATTTGACTTTGAATCTTTTAGGACCAGTAGGTGATATCGTATCAGAGTGGATCGTTAAAGGAGCATTTATCGTAAACATGGCCCAAGGTTCTTTGGACTGGTCAACTAGCGAAGGTGTTGAATTAACAATCACTGTAGCGATGGACTACTGCGTACTTAACTACTAATCTGCCTGAAATATATAAAAAAAGAGCCCGGAAAAATAATTCCGGGTTTTTTGTTGCTTTCAAAAGTTATTTTTCATATATTTATATGAAATAACGTTATTTAAAATAAAATTTATGGATCAAACACAAAAATTCCCTACAGAAATTGTAGATCTTCCGTCAAAAGGATTGCTTTACCCTGTAGACCATCCACTAGCATCAGGTACCGTAGAAATGAAGTACATGACTGCTAAAGAAGAAGACATTCTTACTAACCAAAGCTTTATCGAAAGAGGAGTTGTAATTGACAAGTTATTACAGTCTTTGATTGTAACCAAGTTTAGCTACGACGATCTTTTAGTAGGAGACAAGAATGCTATCTTAATTGCAGCAAGAATACTAGGATACGGTAAAGACTATGAATTTACTTACCAAGGGCAAAAAGAAAACGTAGATTTATCTTTGATTGAGAATAAGGCTTTTGATGAGAGTTTATTTGCAGATAGAAAGAATGAATTTACTTTTGAATTACCATCTACAGGTAACACAATTACATTTAAGTTACTTACTCATGGTGATGAACAGAAAATTCAACAAGAGATTAAAGGTCTAAAAAAGATACAGAAGGATTCATCTCCGGACTTATCAACTAGATTGAAACATATGATTCTTTCAGTTAACGGTGCTACAGATACTAAGAGCATTAGAGACTTCGTAGATAATCACTTCTTAGCAAGAGATTCACGTGCATTTAGAAAATTTATTTCTGAGTTTCAACCAGACGTAGACTTAAAGTTCTACCCAGAAAACGGACCAGCAGGAGGGGTTGATATTCCAATTGGGGTCAGCTTTCTTTGGCCTGACGCCAACGTATAGAGCATCTATATTTAATCAGATACATGAAATAGTATTCCACGGAAAAGGTGGATATGATCATGATACTGTTTATGCAATGCCTGTATGGCTACGTAATTTTACCTTTCAGAAACTGAATGAATATTACGAAAAAGAAAAAGAAGCGATGGATAAAGCTAAGAGTAAATCACCTAGCAAATCAGCTCCAAGAGGACCTTCAGTAAGGAAACCTTCTTATAGTACTAAGGCTCGCCCATAAAGCGAGCTTTACCTATTTATATGATATAAGTACACTTAAAAAATGGGCGCAAACGACAATAGCCAGTTAGAAGAAGCAAGAAGGCTCTTACAGGAGATTAATACCTTAAGAGCTAGACTTAATCAGCAACCGTTAACATTAACGCCGGCTGATGCTGTGCAAAATATGCAAAGTTTGCGCAACGAACTGAGAGGAATCCAATCCCAATTCGGTGAAGTTGATAATACTGCAACAAGCCTGTATGATAGAGTAAGAGCAATTTCTGCTGAATTTAAAAATCAGCCTGGAGCTTTACAGAAGATTAGAGGTTCTATGAGGAAAATTACCTCTATTGCGGAAGAACTTAAACTAGAAGAACAGGGTATTAGAGATTTATCTGTAAAGCAGTTAGATGACTTATCTCAAAAATTAAAAGAAAATAAAAAGATATTAGATGATGAATCTCAGAGATTACTGAATGGAGAGGATTTATCAGACGCCGCACAAAGAGAAGTACAAGCGTTAAAAGATTTAATACAAGAACAAGGCGGTATTACTAATATGACCGGCCAACAAGTTGATGCCGCATTAGAATTAGTAAACACAATGGGTAGTTTGTCTGCAGAACAAAAAGCAGTTTTATCAAACTACATAGATCAGGGTAATGCAATTGGAGAAATTGAAAACCAGATTGAAGCCGTAAAACAACGACAAAAAGAAGTTAATTCCCTAATGGGCGTTGGAGGAGCCGTCATTGGCGGAATGGAAGGGTTGATGGGTAAGTTAGGAATTAGTGGTGGAAGATTTGGGGATGCTGTTACTGAAGCTAAAGAAAAGATGAAAGCTACTGCTGAAGCAATTCAGTCTGGAGCTCAATCTGGAGGAAAGTTAACAGTATTGATGGCTGGTCTAGGCCCGCTTGCTTCCGGTTTTGGAGCTGCATTAATGGACCCTCTTTCTTTAATCCTTAAAATAGTAGATGCTTTCTTCAAAGTAGATAAAGCAAGTACAGACGTACAGCGATTAACTGGTCAGAACGCAGATGCCATTGCAGGTGCGAATATGAGATACGCTACATCAGTAGATTATCTAGAGACAATATCAGAACTTACAAGACAGACTGGTATGAATGCTCAAAATATATTCTCACCAGATGTTATTGCGGGAGCAGCTGAATTAAAAAATACAATGGGACTTGCTGCTGATGAAGCAGGAGGTCTTGCAATGATAGCTCAGACTACTAATGGTGATATTGATGCAACAGTTGATAGCATTGTTGCAGAAACTAGTGCTTTTAATAAAGCAAATAGATCTGCAGTTAATCAGAAACAAGTCTTACAAGATGTAGCAAAAGCATCAGATGGAATTAAAGCCTCTTTAGCAGGTAACCCAAAAGCATTAGCAAACGCAGCTGCATCAGCTCGTAGACTTGGAATGGAAATGGGCAAGCTAGATCAAATAGCAAGCTCTCTTTTAGACTTTGAAGATTCTATTTCAAAAGAAATGGAAGCTGAGTTGCTTATAGGAAAAGATCTTAACTTAGAAAAAGCAAGAGAACTTGCTTTAAATAACGATTTAGCCGGTTTAGGTGATGAGTTATTTAAAAATGCAGCAGACCTTAATGAATTCGGTAATATGAACCGTATTCAACAAGAGTCTTATGCCGCTGCTTTAGGTATGACTAGAGATGAACTAGGTAAGATAGCATACCAGAAAGCAATTGAAGCAGGGATGACAGAAGAACAAGCCGCCGCAGCTGCTGGAGTAAATGCAGAAGATATGAAAAGAGCTGAAATTCAAGAGCAGATACAAAAGTCTCTTGATAAATTAGCTCAAGCTTTCGCACCTATCTTAAGTATTATAGGAGATATTGTTAGTATATTTGCACCTGTTGTACAAATTTTAGGAGGAATTATAGGACATGTTGTTAAGTTTCTAGATACATTAGGTATTATAAAGCCTTTAGTTATAGGTATCGTAGTTGCTTTAGCAGGAGCTAAAATAGCTAGCTTCTTTGGATCCGCAGCTTCCGGCGCTATGAAATTTGCTGAATCATTAAAAGGAATGGATTTCTCTCTTAGTGGAATGATGGACTCAGTTAAAAGCTGGGGATCTAGTATTAAAGATGCCTTCACAGGCGGAATGAGCGGAGCTAGTGAGTTAACAGAGACTATTACTGAAGCACCAGATGTAGTTAGCGAACTACCTGAAACTGTTACCGGTGGGGTAGATAGAACCGTTGAAGCATCTAATTCAGCTTCCGAAGCAGAAGAACCAAAATCATCAGGAGAAAAATTAAAAGAATTCTTTACCAATTTAGCAGCTGGCTTAAAAGAAATGGCTAGTATGCAAGTAGTAGGAGGTGCATTAGCATTGATTCCTGCTTCAATAGGTTTAATAGCATTTGCACCTGGATACCTTGGTGCTAAATTAATAGAAAGACTAGATGGAGAGAAGGTAAAGACAGGTTTAATAGGTTTAGCTACAGGTCTAAAAGAAATGGCTAGTGTAGAGGTACTTGCAGGAGCTGGTGCTTTAATTGTCGCTTCAATAGGATTGATAGGGTTTATACCGGGCTTCTTAGGCGCTAAATTGCTAGAGAATCTAGATGGAGAAAGAGTCAAAACATCTTTATCAGGATTAGCAGAAGGTTTAACATCGATGGGTACTGGGTCAGTTCTTATGGGAGCTGGAGCATTAGTAATAGCAGCTGGAGCATTTATATTATCAATAGTCGGTATACCTGGTATGTTGGCAATAGGATCTTTAGGTTCTTCAACTGCAACAGGATTAACAGCATTAGCAGGTGGATTGCAGAGTATGTCTAGTACTTTTGCAGGTGTAGGAGCTCTAGCTCTTACTGCCGGAACATTTATATTAATGCTAGGAGCTATTCCTGGAATGTTATTTGTTGCATTAACTGGTTCAATGGTAGCTGCTGGTTTAACAGCGTTATCAACAGGGTTAACAGCTTTCGGAACAGCAGCAGCTAATCCAATGTTGTGGTTAGGTATATTAGCCCTAGGAGCTTTTGGCCTTGCAATGATACCTTTAACATTCGCAATCAGTTTATTAGCACCAGCAATTGAAGCTATAGGTAATGTAATAATGAAAGTAATGGCAGGTATACCGCCAATAATTACAGCAGTAGCAGACGGATTTGTTAAATTGATGGGTGCTATTTCGCTAGATAATATTGCGGCTTTCTTCTTATTAGGACCGGCTCTTGCATCAGCAGCAATTGGTATAGCCGCATTTGGTATTGCTCTTACAGCAGCTAGCGTAGGAGGAGGAATTAGTTCATTATTAGGGGGTGGTATTCTAGCTGACTTACAGACGTTAGTAGAAATGGCAGGACCTTTGCAAGCAGTTGCAGGATCTCTAACAGCAATAGCCGCCGCTTTAGGAGGAATTGGATTAGCTCTAGCAACGATGGAAACTGAGAAGCTACAGGAGATGCAATCTTTAATCATGACAGCAGCCTTTGCAGCACCAGCTGTTGCAGCCGTAGGAGCAATTGGAGATATGATATCAGGTATAGCAGGTGGAGGCGGAGAAGAAGCAGCTAAAGCAGAAAGTAATGAAAAGTTGATTGCAAAAATCGATGAATTGATAGTAGCAGTTAAACAAGGTAAGAATATTAATATGGACGGTAGAAGAGTAGGCGGAACATTACAAGCAGCTGCTACCAATACCTAATAACAAACTATTTATAAACGAACTATTAAATTAAAAACAATGAAAGGAATTTTAGACAACCAAACTCCAAATTCTAGATTAGGATTGAAGGGTAAGACTCCAAAAGTACCAGTAGGTGCAACAGGGAAATCTACTCAACACAAGACTTCTTCTATTAACAACATACCGGAGTTTACAAAAGCAACTTCAGGTTTAGACCTAAACGGTGCTACACCTTCTAAGTATTTAGATAATCCTCCAGTTTAAGTATGCCTTTACTACCTCTTCAGACTAATCTTAAGAGTTTAAAGTACGGAGACGCAGGGCCTTATATTGAAAAAGATATAAATAACCCACCTCGGTATAATGTAATAGGTAATGAAGTAACTGCACGAGTAGATGATCTTAGAAGAATAAGTAAACTACTAGTTGATACTCCTGGATTAAAGTGGACTTTACATCAAGCAACATTAAACCTTGCTTATAATGAAAAGAAAGGCTTTGGGAGAAAGTTACTAAATAGCCTAGGCAATACCGCAAAAGTCATCGGTAGTACTTTAGCTCAGGTACCTGTAAATGGAACAGGTACTCACTTTGTTATTGGCTTTGGAGGCAACGAATACTTAAAACAAGGCGGGCAAAGAAGTACCTGGTTAGACAGGTTCTTAAAAACAACAGCAGGTACAGGTGGTGTAAACGGAGCAAAAAGCGTATTAAATGGGAAAAATGTAATCCTTGACCATAGAGGTGAAGAAGGTTACAGACCTATGATAGATACTCAGTTTACTGATGAGATTAAGAATGTAGATGCTCGACCTATTGATATTGCACAAAGTTACATTAAACAAGATGGAAGCGTACTTGCAAGAGAGAATGGAAAAGTAATACCGGATAATACTGGTTTAGAAGGGTACAGAACACCAAACGAAGGTTTAGATAGGATTGATCAAGAGTTAAAAGTAAACATTGATGATA